AGCAGAAAAAGACCTGCATTTGATGTTAGATTCTTAGCTTTGAAATCAATTTTATTAATCATAATTAGAACCCCTTTTTACTACTTTTCTTACTATTATTTTACCATATATCGAGTCATAAAAGCTGATAATTTAACATATTTTTGAGCACTTTTCTTTCACCCAATGGGTGAAAGCTGAATTTCGAAGGAATGCATATTTATCAAGGCTTTGATTATGCTTTTTGAAGTACTGACGTAGAATCTAGGTCATTGATTTGCCCCTGCATCCCCTCAAAAGTTCCAGAGAGCCGCCCTCCTGTGGGTGTCAGGTTTCCTACAACATTACGAACCGTCGAGGGCAGTTGCATATCGGTATTTTGATAAATATCTGCCCGTGTTTTTTCATATTCACCGGGCTTTAGTTGCCCGGTTGCTTTGGCCTTCTCCAGAAGTTCAAGACGGGTTTTAAGCAGATCGTTGGTCCGCTCATCCTTCGTCTTTACCTGTTCCTGCATTTTCCGGTAATCGTCCAGGGTTTTTACGGAGTTTTGCAGTGCCTCCTGCTGCTTATACGCCTGGAGGATTTCATCTGAACGGGAAAGGATCGATTTCTGGTCAGCGGTGAGCTGCGTTTTAGACTTGAGGTCAGTAATTTGCTGTTCGAACTTAACACGTGCCTGGGTTGCGCTGTTAAGCTTGTCACTGGCATCCAGTTGTGACTGCAAGGCAGCTGTCTGCTGGTTTATCTGATCAAGCAGCCGGGTTGCTGCGTCCTCGGTATATGCTTTACCCTTTGGCGTCTTGGGTGATTTCGGGTCTTTGTAGCGGTCATTTATTTCAGAATATATTCTGTCATATTCTTCTTGAGTATATTTCCCGCGATACTTGGATAACTCAGCCAACTCTTTAGCACGTTGCTGCTGCCGTGTCTGATATTTCTGAGAAAAGGCATCAGCCTTCTGCTGTAGTTTTATCCCTTCCTGCTGTTTTTTAAGGTATGGGTCATAGGATTCATTAATGGCGTCCTGAGCCATTTTCTCGGACTGCAATGAAGCTAGTCGCGCTTTAGCAGCATCGACCCCCTTTTGAAGCATGGAAAGGTCGCTAGACTTCCATGCTCCATATGGCCCAGCATATTTTGATTGTCCGGCACTTAAATCAGAAAGTGACTTTTGCGCCCTACCCAGTTCGTCCTGAGCTTCTGCTATTTTTTGCTCTATAGATTTTTCACGACCTATATCAAGCATGGCATCCCAAGCACCTTTCGCGGCATCACCCAACCATTTCCATGCCTGCTCCAGTGATCCGAGGTTACCCTGAATCTGGTCAGCACGCTGCTTCATAGTCGCAGCATACGTCTCTGTTGCCAGTCTCGCAGCCTCTTGCTGATTACCCTCGTCCTGCAACGCCTTAATCTGGTTGTAAGTTGCCAGAGTCAGGAAGTGATATTTGTCGTTCAGTTCTCCGATAGCGGCTACCGGGTTTTGTGCGATTTTCTCGAAGTCTGCCACCATGCTATCGATAGATTCATCGGTCGCATCGTTCATTGCGACAACGGCCTCTGTGACAGTCTGCATTGAACCTGTAGCGATTTTACCACCAGAGACAACACGGTTTAGTGCCTGAGCGGCGGCGGCTGTGGTATTCCCTGTATTATCTGCGACCGATCTCGCCATGTCTGCCAATTGCCCGGTGGTTACCCCGGCAATATTCCCGGTCAGAACAAGGGACTTATTGAACTCCTGTTGCTCCTGGCTGCCTTTGTACCAGGCATATGTGAGAGTACCCACAACTGCGACAAGAGCGCCGATCCCGATAGTCATGGGATTCAGAAATCCAGTCAGTTTTTGGGCATTCTCTGCATTTTCAGACAATGAGTTAGCGTTAGCTGACAGGGAATCGCTTGATTCATCGGCGGCATCTCCGGCCCCCAGCAACTGCTGTTTTATGATCTCGAACAGATTACCCCAGCCGCCAAACGAATCAGCGATCTGCGAACCCTGTTGCATGAAGATAGTGAACAAAGGCATACCACCAGCCAGGCCAACAGCAATATCATTCAACTGCGCGGGGAGTAACCGCATGGCATTTTTATACTGCCCTGCCGAGATGGCCCCATACCGCATTTCATTGCTGACCTGATTGAGCCCTTTCTCCGTCAAATCCAGCTTATTTGAAAGCTCTGCGTGGTATTCAGGCGTAAGCAGCCCGGCATCTTTGGCTGCCGACAGTTCAGCTCGCTGTTTCTTGATTTTATCTAACGCCGCTGAGAAAGGGTCAAGTTGGCCAACTAACCGCTGCAACGAAGCACGCTGCTCTTCCTGAGCCTTTACTGCCTCACGTTCTGCCTGCGCTTCTCCGTTCAACTCACGACGGGCTTCGGCAATTTTGGCACTGTAGGCATCATACTGCTGGATACTAAGCGCACCACTATACGTATATTCGAAAATTTGCCGCTGCTGCTCGTCAAGAGCCTGTAATGCGTGGGTTACGGGATCAAGGCGAGCCTGTAATTGCGTGAGAATTCGCTCTTGCTGCACCTGTTGCGCTGCTGAATCCTGAGCAGCTTTCGCAGCTTCTCTCTGCGCCTGCGTATACCCAGTCAATTCATCCTGAGCAGACTGAAGACGATTGCGGGTTTGATCAATGATGGAACTGTAGTGGCTGAATTCCTCAGCCCCCAGCACACCAGATAGATTTGCCTTTTTCAGCCGCTCCATTGCTTTATCCAGCTCATCAAACGCCTTTGATGTAGGATCCAGCTTATCCAGTAATTTTTCTATTTCTTCCCGCTGCGACCTTGTTGACTTCGCATTTTCGATAGCGTGTTTTGGTCCAACTTTAAGATGTGAGTTCAGATCTTTAGTAGCTGCGGAAAGATTATCCGTTGCGAACTCAGCTTTTTCACCCTCTGCTGTTATTTTGTTTAGAGCACTGGCTAAACTATCCGCATTCTTTTCTGCTCCGGTGCTATCGAGAATAATAGCGAGGCGGGATGTTTGTTCAGTCATTACCTATCTCCGGGCAATAAAAAACCCGCCGATTAAGCGGGTTTGGAAATGTTTAAACAATGATATTCAATAGCTACCAGCAACTCTTTCTCCACCTCAAAGCAGCATCATAGCCTTGCGCCATATATGCGGATACCATCTCTATCAGCATGAAATATCATTGCCACTGCCTAACTTAAGATAAATCAACTTCCTTAGAAGGTTTATGGTTCACTGCCGGGACTTTTTATCTTGCTCATACTCAGATGCTATATGCTCGTAAGTTATCTTGGCATTGAGACATTGCTTGGATGTGTCGCCGTCCCTAAGGCATTCACCATGATATCTGGCAATATTTGATGCCATACTAATTGCTGATATAAACATAGATTCACATGCCTTATTTCCATTGCACGCTTGAGATTTCATGCTATCCAAAAGCTGCACTTCCTCAATCTGAGCAAAAGAATAAGTACAATAAAAAGACAATACCAATCCTACAATAATTGCTTTCATACTCCTCCCCTCCCATAAGCAAAAAGCCACCCGAAGGTGGCCTTATCAATCAGCTTGCGTTCTCGCAACCCGGCAGGCTGCGGTCAATCACAAGATTCCCCTCAACACGCAGACCAATCTTACCGAACAGGAAGGAATGGTTAAGTTGAGTGACAACTACGTCAGACAGACCAACTGCACAGCGATCTTTTTCAATCGCTCGATCAGCGGCTGTTTTAACGTTCGGGATGCCAAGAGGGAAGATGATAACCGGATAGCTATCTTCTGCTGTTACACGTTTCCCTTTGTAGAACTTACCCCCATTGAGGTTGTAATTTTTAGTACTCGCCACAGTTAAATCTGCAACACGTACAGTACAACCAGAAAGTAACAGCGCTCCAAGCGCCAATGCGATGACTTTTTTCATTATATGTTTCCTTTGATTGCAATCGGAAACATCCTATCATCGACTTTCAGGAGCATGGACCACCATTAATGGTAGGTCAGTTGCTTCCTTTCTTATCTGCTGAGCGTTTCTGTGCCTCTGCCCACTCATCCCTCCAGGCATCATCGAGGGCCAGTATCGCTGCGTCAAATTCAATGCGGTCGATCAGGATGGTGCGCGATGCCAGGTAAAGCTCGATATCATTCAGGGATAGAGGGAGCGGCACTCCGGCCATGCCGGCATACTTCCTGCCGCGCGATATCATGGCGTAAGCGTTGAGGATCTCCCCCGTTACAGCGTCAATTTCAGGCTCAGGGATTGGCGGGAGGTTTAATTTCTCCCGGCGCCACTTTGCTTTTTCGCCGGTCTCCCCGCCGAATTCGCTTAACCATTTCTGGGCTTCTAGGGCTTTTTTACTGTTTCCTGAGTCTGCTGCTCTTTACCCTGAGCAATGCTTGCGGCTTCAGCCATGATCTGCCAGTACAGCTCAGGGTGCTGCTTCAGCATGGCCGCGCCGCGTTCCGGCGTGTAGTCAATAGCGACCTCTTTGCCGTCAACCAGTTCGCCTACCCCTTCCCAGCCTTTCAGCAGATAACGGGCCACGTTATCAATCAGCAGGTCGTCAACGGAATCAATGTCGCCTACGCTGGCAAGGTCGAATTCAGTGGTACCAACCTTATAGCCAGCGTCCATCTTGTCGATGTGGCGGCGCACCAGTGCATTGCGGGAACGGTATTGCGGGTTTTCGCTACTGGCGACCAGCAGGCGCAGACCTTCCATTGGTGAGAACCAGCGTTCGCCGTCCAGGTCAATTCGCGGGGAAATAATTAGCATTTAAAAACCTCTGCATGAAAAAAAGCCCGAACCCCCACGCAGAGCGGAACGGGCAACGGGGAAACGTCAGAATCAACTGCCGGCAGGAGTACGCGTCACGGTTGGCGATTCGTCAGCGCCGGTAATATCCAGTTGAACCTGGATAATGTCGGTATTGCCACCGTCTGGCCAGTCAGCAACTACCTGCACTTTCGGCAAGTAAAAGCGGTAAGAACCCTCGGCATTCGATACGGTGAACTCAAACGGGAACAGCTCACCTGTGAACGTCTTCTGATACAGATCCCACGCCGCTTTAGACCAGGACAAGGTAACGCTACCGGACGGGGTAAAGGTCGTCGGGATATTCGCCCCGGCGAACGCCGATCCAGTACCGATGCAGCGCTGCGTTTGCAGGTTATTGTCGAACTGGATATTGAACGAATCGACACAGAATCCCGTGCCGCCGTCTACGCCGTTCAGTTTGATATTGGTGACTTCTTTGAATGAATAACGAAGCTCACCGGAGTTATCGACAGGCGTTCCGAAATAGCTCGTATCATCAGCCTTCGTCGCCCAGTCCAGCCCGGCAAAGGTCAGTGTGGCGGCAATATCACCATCGTTGGGGATTTCTAACTGGAGGGTGCCGACCTGACAGCCGCGGGCAATTGACGCGATACCCACATCAGCATCGTATGACGCGATGGAGAAAGAGATCCGGTCGTTACCCATCGCCAGGATGTTATCAACCCATTCGGCACCGAAGCATGACGCGAGAAAATCATCGAGCTGGCCCCAGCGAAATTTTGTCTCCACATCCCCGCCAACATCGACAGTGCCTCGACTTACGCCCTGTGCCATTCGGGAGCCGCCGATTTCGTCGTTGTCGTTGGTGTTTTGAGTCGGCCCAAGGCCGAAGGATGCGCGTTTTAGCAGATCCCAGTCGCCAGCCACTGGCGTGGTACCGGGGGTAGTTTCACGGATAAACGCCGTGATCCGTTTTGCGCCTGAACTCACAGGAGCCTCCTGTTAATTGTGCGCTACAGAGCGCGATATGGGATGTTTAAATTGATCTGATACCAGCCGTCAGCTTCTCCCGCGTCATAGCAGGAAACCGCGAAATAGCTCAGTCGGCCGTCATCCTGAAATTCGAATAGCTCCCGGATTTTGTCGGCTGTTTCGGTGATGAGTACGGTTCCGTCATTGACGGGAACAAAGAGTTGAACAATAAGGACACCTGTTCGATGAACCACCGGGCCAGCGCCGATCTCATTTGCTCCGGCAACACCAGTAACATTCGTTAATCTCGCCCAAATGGCTTTGCCTGTTGGGTCGTATGTGCCGCGACTGTCATTTGAATAACGCACGTCCTCAGCGGCAATAGCGGTCTGCGCCGTCATTCGTGTAATGACAGCGTTTCTGATTTCTGTGAGGGTCATTTGTGGGCCTGAATCACACCATTAAACGAGACGGCATAGACGCCTGTCGGCGCCTGTGTTGAGTGGCCATTCTCCAGAGGCACGGAGTAAGGCAGGTTCGACTGGATGTAAATCACCGAGTAGGCTGGCGCCTGGTCAATGATATTTTTGCCATTAAGAAACGTCATTGTCCCGCGCGGATCCGGTTCGGTCGGGACGGAGTGATCGGGTTCGCCGATGCTGACAAAATGCGATGCCCTGAAGGTTCCTGCGCGATACTCAGCCGGCCGCCTGATATCCATGCTGTCATTAACACGGACTTTCTTCCTGAGCTTTCCGGTTTTGGTCAGGTTAGCAGGATCCGCATAAAGAGATTCGTTCCATTCCCCAACAGCTTTGTTGTATTGAACCGCGGTCGCGTTGATGGCCCACAGCTCCGGGTTTCCTACCGGCGACCGTTGAACAATTTCATTCAGCAGTTGAATGGCGATTGTCCGCTGGCGTAGTTTGACATCTTCGGCCACCAGCCCGGCGAATGCCGCCGGGTCGATATTCCAGCCCTTTGCCATATCACGCCCTCCGCAACTGAATGGAATAAGTGGCCTGCGCCGGATCCGTTCCCGCCGTAATGACTTTGTAGCGCTGCTGCTCGCCGGTAACCAGGTCAGGCGCGGTGATGATGTGATCGACCTTCGGCTTATCGGTAACTTCATTCGTCAGCGCGGTTAGTTTCAGGTCGCCATGCAGGATATTGACGCCATCGATGCGGTTGAGGCTGTATTTCGACAGAACGCCGCGCCCGGTGTAGGTGACAGTCGTTTCACCGCCAGTCTCCGTGACCGGATCCCAGCCCGTTTGAATGACGTAAGAGCCGGTGAAGTCGTTAACGGCATCGGCCAGTTTTGAATCAAAGGCTTTTGCAACCTTAGTCTGGATCTTGTCACGAATCCCCATATCACCCCCTGACAAGGCGAATCTGAGAGGTATTAACGCCATACGGCTTGAGCATCGCCAGCGCCAGTTGCAGATCGGAATCCAGCAGTGATGTGCTATTTGTTGCCAGTTCCGCATAGCTTTCTGACACGCTCACGCCGTCGGCATCAACCGATTCACTGGTGAGCACACCGGAACTGGTTTTCTGCTGGTACAACCCGCCATTCGCTGCCGCCTGCGCCGCATAGGCGCCAGCCTGTTTCACATCGTCAGGAATGATGGTTTCGTGAGTTGCCTTATCGCACGGCAGTTTCAGGTTAAGTCCATTCATCCAGGTATTAGCCATCAGCACAGATTTGGCTTTTTTGCTTTCATCTGTCCAGGTGGCACCGAGAATCGAATTGACGTCTTCAACGGTGATGTAAGTGATCATGCATCACTCCATTTCTTTCCAGCCGTGTGCCTTCCAGTTCTCCACTTCATCAGGGTGAACGTTGGCAGTATTGGGGCCGCCGGGGAATGCCGGGAAATCGGTAATCATCGCCACCAGCTGCTGTTCCTGCTGTTCCTGCTGTTCCTGCTGTTCCTGCTGTTCCTGCTGTTCCTGCTGTTCCTGCTGTTCCTGCTGTTCCTGCTGTTCCTGCTGTTCCTGCTGTTCAGGATCATTGGCATCAACCTGCGTGGCCGCAAGTTTTGCTGCAGCACGTTCAGCACGCTGCTCTTTGGTCAATCCGGCCATAAGCCCTCCACTAAAAAAAGGGGCCGAAGCCCCTCATGGTTGATGGTTTTCAGCCAGCAATAATGACGCTGTGACGAGGAACTGGCGCAGCGACACCCCACGCCAGACCAACTTCATAACGGATTTGGCGATACTGGCGGTACAGTGCCACCTGGAAGGTAATGCCTGATACCGGGTCGGTAACGTTCATCACATCATCCGCAGTATCACCACCTTGCGGCATTGCCGGGGTGCGAGATGCCAACAGCAGCGCATTACGGTCAAACGCCATATTCGCCACATATCCTGCACCACGGGTAATAGCGGTGTTATCTGCCAAATCCTGACGCAGACCAGGCTGAGCAAGGGTGATAGTGCTTGCTGTTGCAGCTACAACTACATACTTGTTGTCGTCGCCATCAAAACTCACCACATCGCCAGCGGTGAAAGACCCTGTGCCAGTATCAATGGCAATGATACGATCGCCTTCAACCTTATCTCCATTAACCAGGTAGCCCGCGGCAGCCGAGGCTGTGTGAGTTTTAACGCCGGCGGAGTTGTGGATATTAAAGCCCTCCAGGCGGCCCAACGTACCTTCACGCAGCAGTTGTTCCGTCCCGGCTTCGTTCACCTTAAACAACACTGACTGTTTGCCGCGCAGGTTTGCGATGGCAGCCGATCCGAGAACCATCTGGAGATCGGTAGTCGGAGAGCCGTTGTCCTCCAGCACCTTACGGGCCAGCGCGGCATCACTGAGGTCTTCCTTGATACCGAACGGCGTAGTTCCCGGCGTGCCAACCTGACGCGATGCGTTGAAGTACAGCGCCCCCAGATCTGCGTCAACTTCGTTCGCCAGTGCGCGGAATGCCTGCTTGAACTGGTCAGCAAGGATGGTGTTGTAAGTACCAGCCGGACCGAGGGCCAGTTGCTCTTCACCATTCCATTTGACCGGAGCCATTTTGGATTTAGTGATTTTGACATCGACGGTACCGATGTTCTGATCACCCGTGTTAGGAGCCGAAGGGCCCGGCACGATGTCTTCAGTTACCGCTACCGGGGCAACTGGTGCGGTAACCGTCTGGTCTTTTGCTGCAGCATCTGCTTTGGTGTTACGGGCGACGGCAGGAATAAAACCTACCTGCTCGCGGGAAACAACATCCAGAGCGGTATAGATAGTCGGGATCAACCCGGTCAAAGTGTTCGACATAATTCATTTTTCCTTAGAGATGGGTTTGGGTTGGTTGAGCTATCCAGCTCCGGCGCCCGCCGCCATCCGGCGGCAGGCAAAAGAGGACTAATCAACGATGGTGACACCGTCTTTGAGGGCATTTTGTTTGCCTGCAATATCCAGCGAATCGAATGCATCACGCTTCATGGTTTTCTGCCCTGCCTGATGCTGAGACTGGCGAGAACCGCCCCCCTGGTTTCCGCTGGCCTTCAGAATGTGGTCTTTCTGTGGGTACTGCTCCACCAGGAACTCCAGCGCTTCATCAAACGAGGCCAGCTCGCCCGGCTTCGAGCGGGAGTAAATTTTGTTGCCGGTGCCGTCATAGGCGACAACTTTACCCTCTTCGACCTTAAACGACTGACCGAAGCGGGCCTGAAGCAGATCGGCAGGGATGGCGATTTTATCGGCGATAAATTTGGAACCTGTGAAGCTACCGCCGATCATCGAATCGTACAGTTGACTTTCCAGCGTTTTATTTTTGTTGTGGGCCTCATCCAGTTGTGCCTGGAATGATTTGGTGATATCCGCTTTCACCTGGTCAACAGCACCCGCGTCGATCAGTTTTTTCTGGTCGATTTTGGTCATCATGTCCAGCGCTTCAAGAGCCTTCGCCGGGTCACCGATTTTGGCGAATTTCGCCAGGCTGGCTTCAGCTGCTTCTTTGGCTTCACGATGAGATTTCGCCTCACCGTTCAGAGAAGAGATTTTTCCAACGGCCTGCACAGCATCGAAGCCGATCTCTTTGCCGTCGTCATGTACATAAACGGGAAGACCGTTCGCATCAACTTCTGCATAGCTCTTGCCGTTTACTTCAACTGTTTTCAGTTTCATGTGGTTACCTTTTTGTGGGCCATCCGACCGTTGCGCCGCTCACCATCCGGATCACGGCAATAAAAAAGGCCGCCCGGAGGCAGCCTGTTGTGAAATTTAGATAATAAAAAAGGCCGCCTTAGCGACCTTGATAGTGGTATTCGTAGTGATGCAGTTTCCCGTCTATTACTATCCTTTCTAGCGTATATATCAGAATATCCTGTTCGAGATCACAGGCATCAAATCCGTTATTAAACAATGGGGATGCATCAGAAACAGGCTGCGGAAATTGCACTCGTTCTAATGGCACTCCGTAGTCATCCGTGTGAAGGGATACGGACTCACCATCTCGAGGCCCACCTTTTAAGAAAATCTTCATGCTAAAGGTCTCCTGAGCGATCATAAGCAAGTGTGGTGGCCGGTGCTGCCACGGCATTCTGATTCTTCAGAACGGCGGGGACTCACCGAGGTGAGTCTGGTTTCCGGCTTGCCCGTTTCTCACGGGACGCTTTGGCGCGCAGGTCAGCATCCTGCATTCACCACGAATTTACTCTATCACACTCTGGCGTCCTTAAACGCCTGCGCGTCACGGTTGCGCAATTGGTCAAGCGTCAGCCACTCGCCCCTGTCGTTGTAGAACTCATCGGGAGACATGCCGCCATCACGAATCAGCCTGGCGCGCGTTTCTCCGACAATCTCAGCTTGTCGCGTGAACGACTGCCGGGAGAACCAGTCCTGGTAATTTGTGTCAGCCGGAACCTGTCCATCCATGCTGGCACGCGAGCTGTCCTTGATTTCGCCGACTTTGATACCCAATTCCTCGGACGATTTCAGGATGTAAGTTTCGGTGCTCCGACAGCAAAAGTGGATTTTCCCGGGTCCCTGCAGATACGGCACCTTATGGCCGATCGGCTTGTTATCCAGTGTGTACTTGAGGCGGTCGCGAATCCGACAGTCTTTTGATGTACGGTTATCCAAAGTGGATAACCACTGTTTCCCCTTCAGGATGTCGTCGTTAGCATCCGCAAAGCTCTTTCGCGCCGTTGCCGCAAGATGCCCTACAGCTGTTTTGGCAATGCTGCCGGCGTTGGCCCTGCTCATCTGCAACGCGCCATCCTGATAACCACGGTTAGCGTGTCCGCGTACCTTGCGGGCAATCTGCTCATGCGTATCACCCAGCAGAAATCCCTGCCGCACCGTATTGCTGATACGCGCCATGCGATCGGCTTCAAGGTTATCAGCCCACTCACTGAGCAGGCGCCCCTGAAATGGCTGTGCCATCGCCGTGGCATACACTGCATCCGGTGAAATACCCACCAGCGGGTGAAGCGATAACACATCATCGGGGATCGCAAACTGGAACAGGCTCAGCTGAAAGCCTGCTTCGTGCTGAGCGAGTTGCTGCAGTTCATCAGATAGTCCGGCGTACATTGACTGCACAGCCTCGCGATTGAGAGCCCTGACACTACTGAGCAGCGCTTCCAGTCGCGAGACGGTAAAGCTGTCCGCATCCAGGCTATCCATCGCCACCAGCAATCTGGCCGTCAGTTCCGCATCGCTGTCATTCAGGATTTTTATCATCCTGTTTGCAACGCTGGTGCTGTACCGCGCAATCCATATCGCATGCGCTATCGATTCATCCTGAAGCTTGTCATTCGCCGTTGCCATTTGCACCACCCGGGTTACTCAGTCCGCCGGCCAGCGTGACCTGCTGATTCCGCAACTCGTCGATTACCTCTTCGGGCTTCGCATCCGGATCAATAAATTTGAGGGCCTGCAACACGCGAACAGCATCGACCTGACGTATATCACCACCCTGACGGAGCGCCTGCACAGCTGTTGCAGCTGCGGAATCAAACGTCTGGGCTGAAACATCCAGCTCGGTGCGAACGTCGACATTGCCACCTTCTTTCTCGCCCAGCCATTCCGCCATGATCTGCAGAATGTTATCGAGGGCGTCCTCAAGAGAGCTCGCCATCGTATACAGAGGGGAGTTTTCCTGCATGCGCTCTTCATTGGTCTGATCAACGGATTTGGTAGAGGTATTCTCGGCACGTAAGAGTTTTGCCCCGGCCTGCCGCATCTGATCTTCCAGTTTTTCCAATGACGTTTCACCAGCTTCAATCGCAGCCCCGGTATGCTCGACATATTCCAGTCCCTGGCGCTGACGATCATCGAAACGAGTCGCAGAGGAAGCACCTATCGTCAACGTTTCGCCATCAGCCAGACCGTAAGCCACCAGCAACGGCACGCGAGCGACATGAAGTATGTTGTCCTGTTCACTCTGACTCTGCCAGTGCTTGATATTCAGTAAGGCGAGATTAAGAAGTGGCGGTGATCCACGCATGAAACCAGTGCGTTTCGTGTAGAGCGTTACCAGCGTTATATCGTTGCGGCTGGTTGTCCATTCTTCGTGAAGCGTCCATTGCGCTACTCCATTATCGCCTGCTTTGCGGCGGTATATTTCAACCTTGCCGGGCATGATATGCCGAATTTGTTCAACCTTCGTCTGCCCGTAGTCATCTCCATCAACAATGATTGATTCACGAATACGCAAATCTGTGAGGATGACCTTTCCCCCTTCAACTTTCGACTTCCAGCCTATAACCTGTCGAGGGTTCAGCATCGTAACGTATGGCCTGCTCCCAGCTGCTATTTCATCAGCTTTTGTTCTTACGGACTGAGTATCCACTCGTGGATAGTCCACCAGCGCATGAACCAGACCATACTGAAATCCGATGCTAAAGAATTGCTGCGCCCACACATCAAGGCGATTGCCTTCCATGTCGATATCAGTAGATAGCTTTCTGATGCTTTCGGGCGCGCTTTCGCTCAATACCGTAGGTTCAGCAAATACGCGCCCTATGTTTTGTTTGATCGCTTCTTCATAGGCAGGGAGCAGAGTTGCAACCGCTAATCGTTCTTTGTAGCTTTCAGGGTCTTCATTGGGCCATTTCGGAAGATACAACTTCCCCTGCCGGCGCATTTCCAGCGTGCCGCCCATCAGCGCATCATTAATATCCCATGCCTCAACCATGTCGTTATAGTCGAGGTTGGGCGTTGAAATATCAGGCATGGTTTTACATCCGCAGTTGGGTGACTTTTCCAGTCGGTTTGATGATCGGGAATTGCTTCACAATGAAATACCCGCCGGCATCGTTGGGGTGATCGTTATCCGCCGTTTTATCCGGCTCACCGTTGTCACCCCATACCTGCTGTTCAAGTGATTCCGTGTAGACCGGACATCGCTTTACATTCACTTTGTAGCGACGTTCACCGTTACCATTGCAGAACATGGCGTTCATCGCGTTGATGCGGTCTTTCACTGGCGGGTTTGATGCATTAACAACCACATTAAAGCCGGCCTGCTTAAGCTGAGCGATATCCGTGGCGCTGGCATTGCTGGATTTGCGGGAATCGCCGGAAGCGTCCGGGTAAATATAAATTTCCCGAACTTTGCGATAATCGTTGCCGTCGTAGAGCCAGAACCGTTCTTTGATGATGCGGATCATGTCAGGGGTGTCGTAAGCCTTCACGATTTCATTAACCGCAAATGGAAGCCCCAGACGTAATACATGAACAATCCCGGCCATCTTCCCGACGTTGAAATCCATGCCGATATACAGCGGCTCACCGGGTTGTTCTTCCTCACTGCAGTTATTCAGCTTACGGTCAAACTGATGGTAAATCGTCCCGCTGGTAAGGTTGGTGAACTGGCCACGGAGATAAGCCTTGATCAGCTCCGGCGGGTATGACTCCATTAGCGACGGAATATAGTCCGGCGGCAGATTCTTTTCGTTGTCGAACGTCGAGGCCTGCACCAGACCGTACAACGTTGAGAGCGAAGGCTTATCGCGTACAGCCTTTGCGAACTGCTGATAAACAAATTTAAACCCTTCCGGCGTCGTGGTGACGTCAATTCCGTTACGCAGGCCGGGCACCTTGTAACGCATACGCGCGATGATTTTTCGCCAGGCTAACTGCGCCTTTTTGGCGGGCATTACGTCCAGCTCATCAATCAGCGCGTTACCGATTTTAAAACCAACGATGGTTTGCGGTTTCTCCATCGAGCGGCAAATCGTCGTTCCTCGGTACTGGCGACCGGCGTAGAAGTGAACCTCTTTGTTCCCCTCGTTGATTTTGACATTCAGCCCCCAGTCGTGGGCCACTTCCTCAACAGTGGGATAAAAGATGTCACGGATCTGCGGATACGTTGGCGCAAAATACCCCTGGTTGATTTTGGGGTGTTCCCACATCCCTTTGCAGATACCGCCGCAACCGACCCATGTTTTGCCAGAACCGAAGCCGGCGACGTAGGCCTTAAACTTGTACTGCATCGCAAGGAATTTGGCCTGAGGGATGTTAAGCGTCGGTGCTATCGCCATCCTCTTCCCTCACTCGTGCATCGACTACGTTGATATTGATTGCAACTGGCGTTGGTTCGTCATCTTCCGGGTCAGCGGCCAGTTCTTTACGGAGCTTGTCGACCTCCAGCTGCCGGCGCTCGATTTCAATCTGCTGTAGACGCTGGGTGAACTCACTGTCAGCCAGGCCGAGACGTTTCATCACCGCCTCGTACATTCGCTCGCGGCTGATAGCGGTTATCTCCACGCCATTCTTCCCGAGCTTAACGCCGGAATAGGCAAGCGCAGCATCAGGCGCCAGCTTGCGCGTATCGGCGAAGAATGGCTGGCCGACGCCATCACCATTGCAGCGAGGACATTCCGGGTTAGGTGCGCTGGTGTGGTTGTAACCGTAGCCGCCATCATCCAAAGGCTCTCGACGTTTACGCTCAAGCGCTTCAAGCCGCTTCTCTTCGTACTCCACCGCATCGCGCCATTGATACTGGTGACCGAAGCCCCAGCAGTAACGGCAGCTCCCGCGGCGATACTGAGAAAGCTGATTGGCATCGAAGGTTGCCAGGCGCCACATCTGCTCAAGTACTTCATCAGCACTTCCAAGCGTGCGCACAATGGATGCTTTTTGCTGCTGCGCAATGGCCTGCGCAATACTAACTTTTGCTAACAGCCTTGCTCCCTGCTCATTCGCTGTCTTCTTGCTGTACCCGGCACGGATAGCGGCCTGCGTGGCGTTGTTGTCCTTCAGGTATTCCGCGACAAATAAACGCTGTTGATTGGTGAGGCCATCATCATCGACCAGCTCTTCTGCGCACTTTTCCTTTTGCGCAGTGCGCAATTTCTTCTGCGCAGGTTTTTGCGCAGTTTGCGCAGTGGGTTTCTTGATGTATCGGCGGGCAGTAGCGTAATTCAGTCCCTGCGCTTCACACCAATCCTTCGGTGATACGCCGGTTGCGGCATGATCGGACAGGAACCGTTGCTGAAGCTCGCCCCAGTCCGGTTTTGCCATAGATTACTCCGTATTCTTTCGCACTGGTTCCGCCTTCACTTTCTGGCTAATACCGTGTTTAGTGATGAGCGCGGCTATCTTTTCGTAATCAGGTTCGCGCTGGAACATCAGACAGAATAAAGTCAGTGTCTTGACGTAGAACGGTAGCCACCAGCGGCTTTTTACTTCTATTGAAATCACGCATACCGGCATAGGCTCCCCCCCCCCCATTCGATAACCATTAAAAAAGCCACCCGTAGGTGGCATTTGTGATGATTACTCAGTGGCGGTATCAAAAAGCGCCAGAGCTTCGGTCGCCTCTTGAACCGCTTTGATGGTTCTTGCAACCACTTCCGATTCAGTTGTCACGCGGCTGTACTGCTGGATGAAGAGCTGATATTTGAGCTGGCTATCTTGGACGAACGCAATCGCCTCTTTTGCGGCTGCTGTGTCGTAGTTCAGGGTGGAAAACAGATTCAGTCGAATCTGTTCTGCAGGTGTGATCTCTGCCATGTGTTACCTCTGTGCGACGAAAGAAAGATGAAATGTTCATCTCGGATATGCTATCTATCCACAATGTCAAATTACCGATCTAGGAACTCTCTGTGAAAAAACTAAGTTGGGAAGAAGCAAGGGACATTACTGAGTCTTATTTTTTACCCTTTAAGTGTGTTGTTGATGAAACCCGGAGTGATTACAAAAATGTCGTTCCGTTCGTGGTTTACTACGACTTTGAAAATAGCGAAGAGCGATACGGCCCCTTCGCGCTTACAAAATTTAAGGATCCTGAACGTCTTGAATTCATGCTAAGTACATACAAAGCCCAGTTCGAACTAACAATGAAGAAGAGATAAATCAGAATCAAGCGGCCTCATAAAAGCGCACTCCGATCCCACTCGGCAGAATGGCTCCTGTAATGCTTTGCCACTTCCCGGAGTGGCCACGCTCATGCCCTTGAGTCGCTGTCGCATCATCGCCGCTTATAACCGGTGCGCGTCTGGCACTCGCGCTGCTTTACCGGAGCTTCTTTTGATATAAGAACCTTGACCCGTCGCTACACAGGCTCGCTCAATGGCGACTCAGGGGAGCATCACGACTGCTCCATTGCCTTTCAGCTGCGGTCTATCCGCTTATTGCTTCATTGCTTTATCCTCGAGTGGGGATAGTTGGTGATTTATCCCTTGGTGGGGGTAATGTTCGGGCAATTGGCCAGCACTGATTTGTTGTGCGCCAGGATGTCGCGCTTCGTTTGTCTATCCAGCACGTTGATATCGTGGTCGGTAAGGTAAATGATCCTCACCCAGCCGCAGGCCGTATCAACGACTACCGGGGCGGGTGAAGTGCTCGCGCAGCTCGCGATCAACATCGTCATCACCCATACGCTTAACGTCTTCCTGTACATCACTGGCCCCTTTCGTGACTTCAGCACGGCGTTCTGCTGCGGCGACAGTAGCAGCGGCGTTTTCTTCGGTACGCTGCTGTTCGGCTTTGGCTTCCGCCTTACTGGTCCCGCGAGCATGACCAATGCCGAACGCGCCAGCGATAGCAGCCAAGATGACAACCACCAGCCCCGCGATAGCTTCGATTCCCATAATCACACCACCAGCACCGATTTTGCTTTCAGGAAGCGAACTCGCCGGTTATTAATCCCGTTTTGTCCGCCGTTGATAATCTGCGTAACCCGGACAAGATCACCCGGATATTTCAAGCAACCTTTTGAGACATAGAACCACGCTGCACTACGGGCCGCGTACGAGGACTGCTCCAGTAATTCTGGCTGTGCCACCAGATCAACCTTCAAACCGCTGCCGCAGTCCCTGTAATTAGAAAGTCCGGTAATTTGAATAAGTCCGCGCCCTCGATAAACCCAGCCATCAGTTGCCCTGTTGTTACCCAACCGCTTGCTGTAGACAATGTTGGCGATAGCCCGCTGGCGCTCCAGGGGTAACACAGTTTCCGACTGGCTGCGCCCGAGGGAATTAGCCTGATCCTGCGTTAACCTGCCGTAACGAACAAAATCAGCAAGCCCGGCGATGCTGTAGTTGAAATTCTCCACCACCCTGTTAAACCCGAGGCTTTCATGGCCGCATTGAGCAATGAACATTGCCTGGTCGATAGCGGAAGTGATGCCAAACTCTTTCATCGCGGCTGTAATATGCGGAAACCAGCGCGCAGCTAACCCGGCGCTGATACCAGCCGCCTTCTGGAATTGTGTTTGATTCATTAGTGCCTCAGTGCATCAACCAGCCGCGCTACATTGCCTCTTACGCTCAGCAGCACAACAAGGATCATGATATTGGCCGCAATGGTGGGCCATGATGAATAGGGATAGATGCCGCACAGATACGCCAACGGCACAGAGCTGTATATCACTGTTATCAGCCATGCCAGCCGCGACACCCACTTACGATGACGTGAGTCTCTGCGGCGATAGAACATCAACGTAACAACGACACCAGCACATAACAGCGCATTGATGGTTGCAGTAGGATCATTTAGTACCACCGGAACCCCCCCGGCGCGTTATTAGCGCCACCAGCGAGCCAATATCCTGATTGTTCAGGAAGGTGAGTATTTTAACGGCCAATGCCGAAATGATTACGGCACCAATTGCATCCAGAGGCTTATCGTTATACCCGGTCAGGTCGGATAGCTTAGAACCGACCAGCCCGGAGCACAGAACTCCAGCGATATAGGACACAACGAAATATGCCATCCGTCGTGGGGCGCTCAAATCGGCCGCTGTCGCTATATAAAAGACGGAACCAGCAAATGCCCCGAACACAACACCGTAGTCTGTACCGGTTAATAGCCCGTAAACACTCGCCCCAGTTAAAGCGCCACCAGCTAAGCCTGTGCCGGTTATTGGTTCGGACATCGGTCCCCCTCAATTGCTGTGAATCCTCTCAGAACGAGGGGAAAGAATTCAGGCCGCAGGCTCATGCATTTCACGGTTAATCTGCAATTTTATCCTGGGTCTGAAATGAAAAAGGCCCGCCGAAGCGAGCCCAAAACGCAGAAAGCCCCGGCATTTGCCGAGGCTTTAAATTTTTTCTTCAACGGTGAACACACAATGCCCATCGTTAGAACAAATTAACACGAATTCGGGAAAAGTAAATATCTCACCGCGTTATTTGTTTGAGTTGCGCCTCTGCCCACGCCTCCTCTATATCGAATTTAGTGATCAATACGTCGAAGAACGGTTTAACCGATTTTTTCCAGGTATCCAGAGTGATGGCGTCCGTTATCTGGCAAATGGCCCTATGCACAGCAGTGGAGAGGATTCGCTCATACCCGCGACCACCACAGCGTTTACAGTTACCCATCACAGGCACTCCCTGCTTCTCCGTCTCATCCTGGTTCACTACCTTCCCACGACCGTGGCAGTCGTTACAGGCGGCGCTAACAGTCCCTTTTCCCTTGCACTTTTGGCAAAGCACCCGGACCTGCTCCCGGACCGATTTCACCTCCTCCCAGTATGATGGATAGACCCCCTTTGTAACTTTGACCCACTTCGGCGGTTTGCCGTCCGGATACGTTACTTTGTTGGTGAACGCCACTGCGTCGATGAATCCAGACCCATTGCAGCAGTCGCATGTTTTTTTACTGGAAGCACTGCGGGAGTAATCCTCAAAGGCGTACTCTGCGAGGATCCGGATAACCTTTGGTTTTACGGTTGGCGAGAGCTTTCGCAACGCAGCAACCTTATCGCATTTTGTCAGCGCGTACTCAGCCAATAGTCCGATAGCCCGATCCCGGTCATTGTTGCTTATGCCCATCTTGCCCAGGAAAGCGCTATACCCCATCGCGGCACGTTCCTGGGTCATGCCCATTGCTGCCATGATGTCGGTGCCGGTCAGTGAATCAGAGGCGGTAGCACGCGGAGAATCGCTAATCAGCGTGGATTTTGCGAAGTGGTATTTCACTGTGTTTTCAAGATTCACGCTGCGGCCCTCTTTGGCTGTTTGGTTTTGGTCTGGTTCAGGTTGTGCTTTGCTACTGGCTGCATACTGGCGCGCTTAACGCTCTCAGTTTGGTACTGCATGAAGTGATCGAGGGTCATAGAGATTCCCCAATGATGATCTGCCCTTTCTCGCCCCATATTTTGGTGATGCGGCAATCCCAGACGTGTGAATCATCCTCATAGAGGGCGTCCATTAGGGCTTTCAGCATATTGTCGCAGTCGGGCTTTGACTGATGTGGACGTCCTGCGTATTGCGCTCTCTTTTTCTGACTCCAGCTTTGCGGCATAGGCATGACGAACGTGACGTGAGCGCCGGAATCTGGCAGGTGAATTTTGCGCAGACGAGCTTCATCACAGAACGCCCGGTAACGTATTACTTCCGGACGCTGCTTCCATTTATCAGCTCTGGTCATCCTGGGTTTGCCGATGGGCGTGATATCGTAGATTTTCATGATTTGATGAGTCCCTCTTTCCGCCAGATTTCCAGGGTGCGCATCACCCCCTCTGCGTGCATCAGGCGCAATTCGTCGTAGGTGAAATCGGTGGTTTTGGTTCTGCCGTCAATTACGTCATGGCACCCGTTGCAGGCGATCGCCGCCTGAGTATCGTCAGGCTTGCATCCTGTGCCGCACGTACCCGCCAGGCGGTAATGCGCCAACACGCTGGTTTCCGGGTTGCCGTTGCAGTAACCAGGGATCCGCACTGTACATTCGCGACCTCGGGCCGCTTTGCGAAGGTTCGCCATACTCACCCCCACATCCTGTTGCGCCAGCGAGAGTCTGGCCGAGGCGGATTTTTGTCCTCCACCAGCTGCGCGCTGACGGTCCATGTCATAAAGTCAGGGTTTAAGCTTCGTTCGACCTTTACGCCACGCTGACGATATCTCGCTACCAATTCGTCGGCCTGCTGCGTTGTGCATTCGAGATGGTGAAACCATGAGTATTTCATCGGCATCACCCCGCGAAGCTTAAAAGCTGGTTGGCGGCGTTCTCAGCTTCCTGCAGGCTGTTGAATGAACGAGAGAGGATCCACCGCCAGAGAACATCCAGCGATGCTTTGTACAGTTCCTGGAACTCGCATTCGTCCATGCTTGCGAAAGAAATGCTGCGAGGGTGTTTTTTCAGCGTGCCGTCCGGCAGCTGTATGGCGTCATAGTGGCCGGCTTCAACGATGACCCACGCCCGGTAAGCATCGAAGGATTTGCAAATACTGATATAGCCGGATCGCTTCTCAGCTATCCGGTCGAGATATTGCCCGGCGGCATCAAGCAACGCCGATTCACTCCCGCCATATGCAGCAAGGTATTTGGCGTAACCTGTGATAAGCCTGCGCTCGTTAGACGAAATCGCCCCGCCGGTAGGTTCCCAATATTCAAAGCCGAGATTGAGTAAAGCAAAGTAACGGCGGTGAAACGCCGGATTGCGGACAAGCTTAAAATCGGCCTCCAGAACGGATCCGAGCTTGCATTTTGATTGCAGAAAATCACTGGTCTCCGGCGTCGCGGGGATCAGGATACCTTGAGATTGTTTTATTAAGTGCAATTGCGCCATGGCTTCTCTCCGTGGCGCAGTAGGTAACGGTTGTTCAGGCCGTTGATTTCATATTATCAGAAGGTGGGAGAACTCGGTAGCCAAGTCGTTCCGCAAATTTCATAAATCCGTTTAGAGTAAAAATTTCTTCTTCAGGCAATAAAGGTCGCATTGAAATTATGCCATTAACCCTGTAAATCAGATGCCTTCCTTCGGCCGGGAAGCTACAAATAATGGCGCCATCTGATCTCCTGACAACATCGTACCAGGAATGATTAGTAGGAACCTCAATACCATCACTCACACTACCCCCTGAGCGACATACAGACGCAAAAAAAAGTCCGGTGACAGCATCAAAGGGACACGCTTATTGCGATGCTTTGGGAAATGCCAGCCACCAAAAGGTGAATCAGTAAAACCAGTCGTCCGCGCTTTCCCACGTCTCTTGCAGAATTTGCTCAACGCGTTTTTTATCGCCATCAGCGCCGCCCAAAACGCTAAGGCCATCGTTGCTTGTGCGTCGAATGGTTAATTTGCAGTCATCATAAGACTGGGACAAGCGGCGCAGCAATTCTTGCTCAAGCGCAGGAATGGCGCCATCAGGGAGTTTTTTATGTTTATCAATTGTGACTTCAACTTTCATGGTTAGCACCTCACATGGATGTCGCGGTAGGGATACCCGTTACCGGATACCCCCCGCACAGATCCCGGCGTGCGCGATTTACGCACCGGGCTCCTGCCTCGGGTGTCTGGCGGTGAACCGCTCCACAGGCCATGGATGAAGAACCCGAACCCTTGGTAGCCATGCGGCTGCCAGTTTGTTTGCTTTCGTCCAGGTCGTATCATCCTTCTGGCTCCTGCGCCTGAGCGCCCGGCGCCAGAGGTTTGTTACGTGTGTCCTGAACTTCT